AATTATATTTTTGCAACCTACGGAGGTTTCTCACTTCCTCTAACATTCCCTACTGGTTCAGTTCCACAACATAACTAATATGCAACCCTCACTCACAGATTTACAAACACCTTTCGACCCTACTTCGTATCTTACTATAAGTGGTGCTCAACTAGAACAATTAGTTGGTGGAACATCACCCTTTACTGACAAAGGACTTTTTATGATTACCACTGACGTAGCTGGTAATCCCCAGGTGCCAAATGCCGCGACTGTTACTAAATGGCAAGTCAATGGATGGATTAGAGTTAGTGCAACTCTAGTTACACTCTATCTTTGGAATCCAAATGGAGCTTCTGACTCGACTTATCTTCAGTGGCAATCCTTAAATACGATTGGCATTGGGGCTGGTTCTATTGTCAATAGCATGATTGCTGATAATACTATTACTGATGTAAAGATTGCTTCAGTTGACTATAGCAAGATTACAAATGCACCTACTGGATTACCTCCCACTGGCGCGGCTGGCGGTGATTTGACTGGAACATTTCCCAATCCTTCAGTTGCAGCACTAGCTATTACTTCTGCAAAGATTGCAGCACTTACAATAGTTCAAGCGAATATAGCTAATCAAGGATTAACTCAAGTAGCTTTAGCAGGTGATGGTTCTGCTGGTGATATGCTTAGAGCGGGGGTTGTGGGTGCTCCTACAATTACAGAGTGGTTTTCACCAGCAAAGACTTTAGTTGCACAGACTTCTTTAGAGACTAATCTTGCTACTAGTCCGTTGAAAGTAATTCGTGCTAATGCGGCAGGAACAGGGTATGAGTATGCTCCTACAGGCGCTAATGTTGTTCAACAAGTATTGTTTCAATCTACAGGAGTATTTACTGATGGTGGTAGTAAGACTCTTGCTATTGGAACTCCACCGACAACATCCAATACTACCTTAGTTACACTGTTTGGCGCAAGTGGAACAATGACATTTACACCAATCAGTGCAACATCTAAGATACTTGTTGATGTTACATTACAGTGTTCATCTCAAAGTGCGACTGTTCTTGCTGCATTTTTGTTTCTTAGCACAACTCCAAAAGCTGGTGGTGTAGCACAGATTTATACTGCCAGTGCTTGTACAGGATTAACATTCTCTTTTGAGATGACTAGTGGTGTAACAACCCCACTCTCCTTCGAGATATATGTTGTTCCAGTAAATGCTGGGGAGTTCTCAATAAATAAGGTTGGAGCTACGGCAATGTTTGGTGGTTCTATCGTTAATTCAACAGTTAAAATTACAGAGATTGTATGAGTTTAGGCTATATTATTACTCAGGTTGGTTATAAGATGGGATTAGACCCAACTAATCCTGCACAACGAACTGTAATGCTGCGCTTTATAAATGAAGCAACAGTGGAACTTTATGACCAAGCTGATATGGCTGGTTCACTAATGGAAATGGTTTTTAGAGTTAATGGAGACCAGACATTATCTCTACCTTGGTATGTGGGAACTATAAGAGCCATTCGTGAATGTGCTTCTTTCCAAGCATGGCATGTTAATCAGATGCGGCCAAGATACAATCAATTCAATTGGCAAGACCAGTGGAAGAATTGGCGTTTGAGGAATAAACAATGCTTACAGGCCACAGTGACTAATCAATCAGTGGTTACTATAAATACTTTTGCGGTTGAGAATCCTCCTGTAGTAGTTACTCTCACTGGGCCTACTGCTACTGCGTCTAAGTGCACAGAGATTATTACACTAAATTCTACTTCTGTAAATAGTAAAAATCAGTTTCTTGACTTTGATGCAATAAGCAAGAATGCTCCTAACCTTTATGACATTACAATTAATGATGTTGATGGTAAGCTTCTAACTACTATTCCCAACACAGAACTTAATGCCTCCTATCAAATCATAGATGTTTCTACATGTCCTTGGTTGCCTCAATCACAGGGTAATCCTCAGTGTAATTATATGGAGGTTCTTTATAAGAGATTTCTTCCTATTCTAACAAATGACGGAGATGAGTTTCCTGCTTTTAACTATGACAATATTATAGTTAATAAGGTGATGCAGTTATGGAATGAAGAACAGAATAAGTCTGATATTGCATTAGCCTATGATAATAAAGCAACTCGCTCTATGGCAAGGAAACACGAGGACCAAAATCGAGAGACAGAAGATATGGTTGCTTTAGTAGCAAATCCGCATGACACTTTCCTTCGTCGAATAGGCTCTGGATTACGCAGGCGTTATTACTTTTATGCAGGACGTCGTCAATAAGATATGAGTGACCCAGTGCCTAGTAAGTATAATCAATCATCATTCATTGGAGGAATGAATCTTCTTGGTGATGATTCACGCTTACAGCCAAACCAATACCGTATTGGATTCGACTTAACTAATCGCTATGATGAGCTAGACCCAGTCTTGCAATCTTCAAAAGACCCTTCTATTCCAGTAGGACTAAAACAAGAGATGGTTACATTTGGTAATTATATCATAGTATTTATTGCAGGGTTTGCTTATTATCGCTACTATACTTCGACTGGATGGACAATGATAGACGGATTCAAAATGTCAACTACTGCTATAAGATTCTGGACTTGTGCTATTCCAGTAGCAGTAACAAACTATGCTCGTATCGCTGCTACTATAAGTACATCTGATAATAGAGCTAATCCAGCTGGAATAGTCAATGTTGCTTCAATATCTGGTGCAGCACAAGGTAACTTACCGGGATTACTTGTTCAGGATAATATAAATCAACCAACTTTCATTTTCATTGGGCCAACTGGAATTCCAGTAAGTAGAGTTACGCAGTCCTTCACACAATGGAGTATAACTTATACTGATGCCAATAACACTACTGTTGCAACTGTGGATAATATTCCTCAAGATTTCCGTGAATATGTTCCTATTGGTAATAGTATGACTTGGAACAATGGAAAGTTATTTATCGCTTCTCAAGATGGAACAGTTATATATCAATCAGTATCTGGTCGTCCACTTGATTTTGTTATTGCAATAAGTAATATTCTCGCGACAAATATCACCACCCAATCATGGACTTACACTGACCCAATAAGCGGGAAATCTACGGTTGTTAGTGTTCCTAAGTTTACTCAATCTGGAGGAGGCTCTTTCGACAATGCCTCTAATTTTAATGCAGGTGGTGATGCCACTACAACAGCTTACAGTGTAGGAGTTGCTGGAATTGTATGCCTCAGGCAGATGTCTAGTGGTGGGATATTTGTTGCGGCTGGTAATGCTTGTTTTGCGGTGACTCAAAACATGACACCAAATGCTCCTACACTGTTTGGTGAATATACGTTTATAAGAACATTTCTATTTAATTCAGTCTGTCTTTCTGACAGAGCTATATTCGATACGCTAGGTGATACTAGATTTATTGCACTAACAGGAGTAAGGTCTTTTAATGCAATTGAACAAACACAGAATGAAGGTAGAAATACTCCCTTTACATCAACAGTAGCCGCAGCCTTTACATCAATTATTCAGGATGCTAATTTTGCATGTGGTATACTATTTGATGATTATGAACTCTACTTTGTCAATACTATATTTGGATTTGCAATTGCGAAGTTTGATACTATTAATCAGTGTTGGACTTCTTTTGATATTAGTCAGACTGGTGGCAAGAGAGTAAAGATAGTTGCGAAGATAGAGCTTACAATTCAGAGGCTTTACGCAATAACAGAGGATGATGAATTATACACACTTTACATTGGCCCAGAAGATGCTATAGCAAGTGTTAGAACGGTGGGGATATGTGCTAATATGTTATACGCGAACTATAATATTAAAATGAACAATCCTGACACTGAAATTAAGTTGAGTAACTTTCGTTGTATAGTAAACAAGATAGTGGGGAATGGAATAGTTACGTTTACTCCACTTGTAGATAATAATCTTACAGGACAGTCTGCTATAACTAAAAACATAATTTATACTCCACCAGATAATCCTTATGTCAATCCAACTAATCTTCCTGATATCAATACTACGCTTCGTAATCTTTTATTCAGCTTACCTAATACTGGACAAGGGTGGAAAGTAGCAGGAATACTGACATGGACAACAGGAGTTATTACACAGTATAGTGCTGAACTGGTTAATAATACTCCAACAAACCCACTAAACAGTCAAGTAACAACAACATGAATAGAGTAATCAAGATTGAAGAACTTGTTGAATGGATATTAGAAAATAGAATTAAGGGTGTTTTCTCTGGTCATCCAGATGGTATTGCACTTCAAGTAAAGAAGTCAGTTGACCAGAATGTATTTTGTTACAGTTTCGATTCTGAAGAAAGACTTAATGGAGTTGTTGTTGGAGAACATACTCATGATGGAGAGATTTGGATTAAAGATATTTTAATAACAGATAGTAGTGTCCTTAAAAAATTTATGAAACATTATATCAATTTGTATCCTGACAAGAAGATTGTCGGAACTTGTAGGGG